TAACTAAGCATGTAGAAAGTTAAATGATTGGCTATTTTGGACAGGGGTTCAAATCCCCTCAGCTCCACCATATTAGCACGACAGTGTTGATACAATAGTATCGACTTTAATGAATAGGAAAATAGGGAGATAATCCCTTTTTTCTTTCTAAAATATCAGTCTATGCATCACATAATGAATGTGATTTATAGACTTTTAACTTTTTATGCCTAGTAAAAACACGAAAGGTCAATAAAAACACGAAAGGTTATACATGTAACAAATATTTTCTAGTTTACGATCTCTTTACACCAAAAGATAAGTTATTTTGACATTGATACAAAAATCCCTTGTTTTTCAAAATGTTTCTGATATAATAAAAGTGTATCAAGTTGGAAATAACAGAAAGGTTGTGTTGGAATTGATTTATAAACCCATTGGAACTTACGCTGACATTATGGTTGGATTGGTTCTAAAAAGAAGAGAAGCAGATAAAACAGATATTGCCAAGCATAAATATAAGGTACTAACATTAAAAAGCTTTAATTCGGAAGGGTGGATTGATAAGAATTACCTAGATGATTTTATAAGTTCGGATTATCTAGAAAATCGATACTTGAGTTTGAAAGATGATGTAATTATAAAAATCACCCCACCATATACAGCAGTTTGTATTGATGATGAAACTAAAGGATTGGTAGTTCCATCACAATTTATAATTATTAGGTTAATAGACAAGTTCTTGGTTCCTGAATATCTCGCAATGTTTCTGAATTCCGACAGAGTGAAAAAGCACATAGCAATTACCGCAACCGGAATGACTGTACCTATGATAAAGACGGGAACTGTAAGAGAACTTGAAATTCCTATGGTATCGTTAGAAAAGCAAACACAAATAGCTGAAGTCAGCAAGTTGATAATTAAAGAAAGACATTTGTTGTATAAGATGATTTCACAAAAAGAAAAATACTATCAAGCCCTAACTGAGGCAATGATTATGGAGGATAAAAAAAATGAATGAAAAAAAATGGACTCAAGATGAAGTAAACCAATCCCTATGGAGAGCATGTGACACCTTCAGGGGGAAAATCGATTCATCACTTTACAAGGATTACATCTTGGTAATGCTATTTGTCAAATATGTTAGTGATATCTATAAGGAACACAAAGAGTTGTTAATGAAAAAATACAATGACGATATCGAAATGGTAGAAAGACAAATGCGTTATGAGAGATTTGTTCTTAATGAGCATGCGTCATTTGACTACATTTATGACAAGAGAACTGCAACGAACATTGGTGAACTAATTAATAAAGCTTTAGCTGACATTGAAGAAGAGAATAAAGCAAAACTTCGAGGGGTGTTTAGAAATATCGACTTCAACTCTGAAGTTGTTTTAGGTCAAACTAAAGAACGTAATGCTATGCTTAAAACACTACTTGAAGATTTCTCGAAAATTGATTTACGCCCTTCTAGACTAACTGGTGAAGATGTCATTGGTAATTCATACGAATTCTTGATCTCAAACTTCGCATCAGACGCTGGCAAAAAAGGCGGAGAATTTTTTACACCATCTGAAGTATCCGAATTATTAGCAAGACTTGTAAAACCTCAAGATAACGATCGTATTTATGATCCAACATGCGGGTCAGGTTCACTACTTATTCGTGCATTCAAGAAAGTTCCTTCTGGTAAAGCTCAAATCTATGGTCAAGAAAGAAATGGACAAACACATTCATTATCACGCATGAATATGTTTCTTCATCAAATTGATGATGCAAAAATTGCATGGGGAGATACGATAGCGAATCCACTCCATTTAGAAAATGATAAATTAATGAAGTTCCAAGTAATCGTAGCAAATCCACCATTCTCTTTAGATAAATGGGCAATGGGTTTTGCAGGAGAATCAAATGGTGATTTCAAAATGGAAGAAGGATTAGATCCATACAAGAGATTTTCATGGGGAGTTCCTCCAAAATCTACAGGTGATTATGCGTTTGTTCTTCATATGCTTAATTCACTCTCAGAGGGTGGACGTATGGGCGTTGTACTTCCACATGGTGTTCTATTTAGAGGTGGAAGTGAAGGGAAAATTAGACAAAAAATCGTCGAAATGAACTTACTTGATGCAGTAATTGGACTTCCTGCAAACTTGTTCTATGGTGTTGGAATTCCAGCTACAATTTTAATCTTCAAACAAAATCGAAATCGAAATGATGTCCTTTTCATTGATGCCTCACAAGATGGAATGTACGAAAAAGGTAAAAATCAAAATAAGCTGCGACCTGAAGATTTGGTGAGAATCACAGATGCTTATGATAGATATGAAACCAGTGAGAAATTCACGTACGTTGCAACTCTTAAAGAGATCAAAGATAATGATTTTAATCTTAATATTCCAAGATATGTGGATACTTTTGAAGAAGAAGAACATATTGATCTTGATGAAGTTAAACAAAATATAGAGTTAATAAAGGAAGAGCTTTCTGAAGTCGAGGAAAAGATGAAAAAATATTTAGAAATTCTAGGATTGTAGGTGCAATTTATGAATAATTGGACAAATCCTAAATCAAATTGGAAATATGAAAAACTTGAAAATATCGCGAATATTACATTGGGACAATCACCGTCTTCTGAATATTATAATAGTCAAAAGTTAGGTTTACCTTTAATTCAAGGTAATGCAGATATAGAAGGCAGAAAATCTAAACCAAATATTTATTCAACACAAATTACCAAAATATGTGAAGTAGATGATATCCTTATTTCTGTAAGAGCTCCAGTAGGAACTGTTGCAAAATCAGTTCACAAAGCGGTAATAGGTAGAGGTGTTGCTGCAATAAGACCAATTACTAGTGTTGAATTTATATATCAGTATTTGTTAAGCATAGAGAATGCATGGTCGAAAGTTTCACAGGGAAGCACGTTCCCAGCTATAAATGGTTATGAACTAAAAAATCTTGTTGTTCCTTATCCGCCACAAAAAGAGCGAGATACTATTGCTGAAATATTATCAACTTGGGATGAAGCAATCAATAAAGTATCATTTAATATTGAAAATGAAAAAAGAAAGAAAAAATCAATTGTCAGTAAAATATATCGAGGACAGGTTTCTGAAAGTAACACAAATAGAGAGGATTTTAAGAGGTTAAAAAATTTTCTAATTGAAGTATCCTTAAGAAACAATGGAGCAGTCGATAACGTACTAAGTGTGTCAAATTCAAAAGGATTTATCCCTCAAGATGAACAGTTTGGGCATGAGGTAGCTAGTAAAGATAGAAGCAACTACAAAGTCGTTAGTCAAGGCGAATTTGCTTACAATCCCTCTAGAGTAAATGTTGGATCAATAGATCTTCTTACCACACATGAAAGTGGTATTCTAAGTCCCATGTATGTAGTTTTTAAGTGTAATAATGATTTGAATAATCGTTACCTATACCACTTTTTGAAATCGGATTTATTCTTAAAAATTATACCAAAATATACTCAAGGTAGTGTTAGAGATTCATTGTCTTTTGATGGATTATGTAGCATGAAACTATACCTTCCTACCTTGAAAGAACAATTGGTTTATGCTCAGGCACTAGACGCAATTGATGACTACATAAAAAAACTTGAGCAATTACTTGAATTGTATAGACTTCAAAAGAGAGGTCTTATGCAACAACTACTTACTGGAAAAATCAGAGTAATTGTCGACTGAAAGGAGGATGACTATGAATCAAAATTACAACGAAATGGAACTTTCTCAAAAACCAGGTTTAGAAGTTCTTGAAAAAATGGGATACATTATATTAAAACCTGAAGAAGCTGAAGTAATGCGTGGAAGTAAATACGCTGTCATTCTCCAAGATGTTTTAAGAAAACAAGTTCAGAAGATAAATGCTTTTGAGTATCGAGGAAAGAAAAATTACTTTTCAGAAAAAAATATTGAACAAGCATTACTAGATATCGATGAACCTCTATCAGATGGATTAGTTAAAACAAATGAAAAAATCTATAATACTCTCCTACTTGGAAGAAGTTATCCTGAAGTTGTTTCAATAGAAGATGGGGCTAGATCTTTTAATTTAAACTTCATTGATTGGCATCACCCAGAAAATAATGTCTTTCATGCTGTAGAGGAATTTAGTGTTGAACGTGAGGATGGGCAAGGTAATGTCCGTCCTGATGTTGTTTTGTTCATAAATGGTATTCCATTTGCTGTTATTGAATTTAAGAAGTCAGATGTGCCTATTTCACAAGCTATAAGTCAGATGATTAGGAATCAAGGTCAGGGCTTTGTTCCACAGCTCTTTAAATTTGTACAAATCGTCATGGCTGCCCATAAAAATGAAGTTCAATATGCTACAGCAGGAACACCCGCTAAGTTTTGGCAAGTATGGAAAGAAGAAACTGATTCAGAGGAGTATGAATGGTATGAAAAGGAATTAACTAAATCAGTCAATGACAGAATAGCTACGGTTCAAGATCATAACATGGTTTCTTTATTTCATCCAGAAAGAGTCCTTGACCTAATTCGTTACTTTATTATTTTCGATAAAAACGACAAAAAGATTGCTCGATATCAGCAATATTTTGCTATTAAAGAAATTGTGAAAACAGTTCAAGAAACAGATAAAGAAGGCAATAGGCAATCTGGTGTTATTTGGCATACACAAGGTTCTGGTAAATCATTAACAATGGTGATGCTTACCAAATATCTCATGTCAGAAATGGCTTATTTGCATCCTCAAGTAGTAATTGTTACTGATCGCATAGAATTAGATTCACAAATTCATAAAACATTTAATCATTCTAGACTTAAGGCAGCAAGAGCAACAAGTGGCAAGAATCTAGTGGATCTTATCCATAAGAAAAATGCCGATATTATAACATCTCTAGTTCATAAATTTGATACAGCCTCAAAAAATCATGCGGTAGTTAAGAGCAAGAATGTATTTGTACTTGTCGATGAATCGCACCGTACACAATATGGTGAACTTCATACCAAGATGAAACAAGTGTTCCCGAATGCTTGTTATTTAGGCTTTACTGGTACCCCACTCATGAAAAACGAAAAGAGTACAATGACAAAATTTGGTCGATTGATTCATAAGTACACAATCAAAGATGGTGTTGATGACAAGACAATCGTACCGTTACTCTATGAAGGACGTATGGTCGAGCAAACTGTAAATCGTACAGCAATTGATAATCGACTAGAAATGATCACAAGAAATCTTAATCAAAAACAATCCGAGATGCTAAAACAAAAGTGGAGTAATTTCGAGAAGATTGCATCTTCAGAACAACGAATTCGTTTGATTGCAGACGATATATATACACATTTTTCACAGTTTTATAAGGGGACACCTTTCACAGCTATGTTGGCTACAGATTCAAAATTTGATGCAATTCGTTATAAAGAAGCTTTTGATGAATATGGCGATTTGAGAACTGCTGTTGTTATTTCACCACCAGATATGCGTGAAGGTAATGATGAAGTAGATGGGGAACCTAATGATCGTGTTGTTAAATTTTGGAAGAAACAAATTGAAGCCTATGGTGACTCACAAAGATTTGAAGAACATGTTAAAAGCGAGTTTGTTGATGGAGATGAAATAGAAATATTGATTGTAGTTGATAAATTGTTGACTGGATTTGACGCTCCAAGAGCATCCGTTTTGTATGTTGATAAACCTATCAAAGAACATACATTATTACAAGCGATAGCTCGTGTTAATCGTATTTATGAGGGTAAAGACTTCGGACTTATTGTTGACTACAGGGGATTACTTCAGCCTCTTGATGAAGCTTTGCAAATGTATTCAGGAGCAGGTTTAGAGAAATATGATGGAAAAGATATCGAAGGTGCACTAGTCGATGTTGTTTCTATCTCTGGTAAATTAAGAGAAGCATATAGTCACCTTATTGGTATCTTCAAAGAAGTAGTAAACAAGAATGATAGAGAAGAATATGAACTAATCTTAGCTGATGACAAAATTCGTGAAGACTTTTATAACCAACTCTCATTATTTGGCAAGTATCTTGGAATCGCATTAGAATCAGTCCATCTTTACAATGCACTAGGTGAAATTGAGATTGGCAAATATAAACGTGAACTCAAGTACTATCAAGAATTAAGAGCAACTGTTAAATTAAGATATTCAGACACAATTGATCATAAAGAATATGAGCCTAAAATGCGTAACTTAATGGATACTTATATTGCTGCTGAAGAAGTTATACGTATTTCAGCCCCTGTAGATATTCTAAATGAACATGATTTCGAAGAGGAATTAAATAAATTAGGTTCTAATCGTGCAAAAGCGGATGCCATCCGAACAAGAATGACTCAACGTATTCATCAAAAGTTTGAAGAAAACCCAGCCTACTATAAGAAGTTTTCTGAACGTATACAAGCAATACTTGATGAATATAAGGAAAAAAGAATTTCTGATGCTGATTATCTGAAACATATGGAATCAATTAAAGATGATTTTAGAAGAGGATATAGTGGAACAACATATCCAAAGAAAATAAAGCACAATAATCATGCACAGGCTTTTTATGGTGTTTTGAAAGATTCGCTGTCAAAGGAATCTTTCACGAGTGGACTTGATGATGATGAAGATTACAACAACTTATTAGCCGATGCAGCAATTGAGATGGATGATATTATCGAAAGAAATAGTAAAGTCGACTGGCATGATAATCCTGATGTTCATAAGAAGATATCGGCTGAAATAGATGCGTATTTATATAATCTTAAGAAATCATCGATGCCTGGCCTTACTTTCGCTAGAATCGATCAAATCATTAATGATATAAAGACTGTTGCTCTGAGAAGATACTAGGATGTGGTTATTATGGAAACTCATAAAATAGAACTAGAAAAAGGAAAAGTCATAGAGTTTGAATTAATCAGGAAGAAAGTTAAAAACATCAATCTTACTATACGACCTGATTTTTCGATTACAGTTTCAGCAAAACCTAGTATACCCATTGAAATTATTTATGAGTATTTAACCAATAAATCAAATTGGATAATTCAAAGAATTGGTAGATTTAATAACACCAAATCTGAAAATGTAGTTGAGCATGATTATGTATCAGGAGAATCTTTCAAATTTCTTGGAAAACAATACCGATTAGAGGTAGAGTTAACAACTTCAACGGAAAGAGTCGTACTATTAGATGGATTTATTAAGTTATATGTCAGAAACAAAAATAAAAAGACTACTAAGATAAGGTTACTTGATGAATGGTATCGAGATCAGGCAAAAACAGCATTTTCAGAATCTTTAGATAGAATGTATAGGACTGTAGATAATGAAGTTCCATTAATGCCTTTTCTAGAGTTTAAAATAATGAGGAAAAGATGGGGATCCTGTCTTAGAGCAAAAAATACAATTTTATTGAACTTAGAACTGATAAAAGCACCAATGTATTGTATTGATTATGTTGTACTTCATGAACTAATCCACTTTGTTCACAAAAATCATGACTCAAAGTTTTATGCATTATTAACCGTTCTTATGCCTGATTGGAAACAACGCAAAGAGATATTAGACCAAGAAATCGTTTTATATGTTTAGAGTAACAGTGTTGCAATATCAAAATTTATGGAAAGGAGATTAGATAAATGTCAACCATAACAATCGCAAAGGGATTAAGATATACACTTACTTTATTAGACTCAGAGTTAAAAGTTAAGCAAAATGCAGATTTAAAAGACTCCGCAGTTAATTTGTTAAATAAAATGAACTTTTTAAAGAAAGATAAAAATCTTTTAATTGATGTTACATATCACTTAAAGAAAATTAAAAAAGTAACTTATACAAATCCAACACAAGATTCATCTGTATTAAAGCTTGAATTATTCGATGATACTGTTGTAGAATTTGAAATGACTCCTGTCGATGTAAAAAGTTCAAATGCATTAAAAACCCAAGTCAAACAAATTGCTGACTACATTGAATCAAATAGATAGTTTAAAAAAAGCAACACTGTTAATAAAGAAAAGGCGACTCAACTCAATTAAGAGCTAGGCCGCCTTTTTTTATTCAGATATGTATTCCATTATATCTTTGAAATCACACTCTAATGCTTCACAAATTTTGCACAAAACACTTGTTGTTACATTTTGCCCTTTTGTCATTTTTGCAATTGAAGAAGAACTTACACCTGAGAGCTTTATTAGCTCTTTTTTATTTAGGTTTTTATCAATTAGTAACTTCCATAATTTATTATAGCTAATCATACTTGTTCCTCCTTATGACTTTTTAACACCATTCAAGAAACCGTATCTACCTTCATTTTCTTTTTGAGTAAAGATATAAATTTTAGTATCTTCATTCTTTTCAAGTTGAGGTAATTCTAAATATTTGGTGTTTTCGAAGATGATTATTTGATCATTTGATTTTAAGTTGATAATATAATTAAAGAATCCTTTTCTTATATTATTTGTATCCTCATCAAGTTCATCTGGTACTGATAGACCTTTAAGTGGTGAATCAAAGATGAACAATCCAATCTTATGAGCTGAACGTTCCTCTATGAACTTTCTAAATAATAGTAATAGAACTGAATTTGTAAAAGCCTTGTATCCTTTACCTCTTTTGCTTTTCTTTTTATTATTAATAACCAAGTCCAATTCAGTTTCTAAAAAATCAATTGAATTAACATCTGAATAACCCATTTCTGTTAAAATAGATAACCCATTTTCTTTTATATAAGGACCTATAATTTCATAAAATAGTTTCTTAGCTTCAAATAAAACTCTTGGTGCATCTTTGCCTTTTTTGTAATTTTCTAAATCAGTAGATAAGGTTTGATCGTTATCATCTATCTGATCGATTGCTGATTTTAATCGTATATACTCTTCATAATTTTTTAGCGTTTCTGCAATCTGTTGCCTTTGTGGTAATAAATCCTCTGTCAATCTATTTTTATTTTTTTCAATAGTTTCTGTATACACTTCAATTAAATCTGCGTCATCATCAATTGTGTCTTTTAGATTTATCGATGTCTCTTCTAGTTCGTTCAAGTTTGTTATTACTCTTCTAAGTTCAATTCTTGATGCTTCGATGTAGGAATCATTGTTTTTAGAGATAATGTCATGATCGCAATATGGACATTTAGTATTTTTTTTGATGTTCTTGTGCATCATTTCATGTTGAACAATGAATGATAATCTGTCTATTTCCTTTTGATAATCTGTCTTTAATGAATTATAGTTAGAAAATAATATTCTATTTTTTTGATGTTTATCTTGAAGTTTAATCAAAAGAGAAGAAGTTTGTTTTGATTCGTTTGTTAATTGCTCAATCTCAGTGTTGATATCTAGCATTTGCTGATTTAAATCAGAAATAAGCTTCGATATAGAATCAGTATCTTGTCCAGAATTAGAAAGTTTAGACGCTAACTCATTTCTTTTTGTCAACAGTTCATGCTTATGACTAGTAATATAAGCGATAATTGCTTTCTTTTTTGCTTCACGGATCTCTTTAGGTTCATCCTTTAATAGATAATCTTGTAAATCGTTGTCAGTTAGGAAATAAATTAAACCTGCAAGATAAGGTGTATCGTTTGTATTAGGGAGGAGAATGGATCTTTTTTGATCAGCTCTACTCTCGTCTACAAAAAATGCTCGTTTCAGTGATCTCCATGTGAACGACTCTGGTTTACCTTCTTTGTTTTTTGGAACACTCAAATCATCTCTTAACCCTAGAATTTTCAACATAAGTTTGTTGATAGTTTTAGGGTTTTTTTTGCTTTCATCGAGTGCATAATCTCCAGTTTCTATTTCAGTATTATTGCATGAAACATAAGTTAAGTTACTTCCAACCTCTCTTTTTAAAGAAATGCAACCATAAGATGTATCAATAAGTAAACCTATAGTATCGTAACCATCCTCTTTATCAAATGGAGCATGTTCCTCATCGTTTTTAGCACCCAATACATAGTCTATGCACTTGAAAATACATGTTTTACCTGTATCAGATGGACCAGCAATGATAGTTGCTTTATTACCAAATTCGATTTCAGTGAAATTGTCATTTGGTCCAGATACATCCAAACGTATTAACTTTATAAAAGACATTATTCATCCCTCCTATGTGCTGCAATTTCTTTTAATTTTGCAATTTTAATTGGATAAATTGAATTTTGGATTATACGAACATTACGCTGATATTGAAGTGAATAAGAATCATCAACTTTTGAAACATATATCAACCCTTCATTTGTAGCAGAGTATATGTATCCCTTTTCATTATCATAATTAACTTTAACAAATGATTTCAAAACGAGTTCCTTAAGAGCGTTTCTAATTAGTTTTCTTTGCAGGGTTATTTCATTTATTGGAAAGGAACATTCTCCATTAAGATTTTCATTTGTAAAATTGAATGTTTTTGAATAAATAGAGAAGAAGTCTAAATATGTTAATTCGTCCTCATTAAGTGAACTTATGGAGTCAATTAGAATTAGAAGACGCATTGAAACTTCAAACTCAGTGTTAAATAATTTTTTCATTATAACCACCTAACCTTTCCATCATTCACGAGCATGTGAACAACTCCTCTTTTTTCACCATTCCCAACGAGTTGATTTCCAGGCTTTGAAAAATAGCTCTTTGATAGAGAAATTATAATGACTTTATCCATTGTATTCGTGAGCTTTGAATATCCATTAGGATAACTTCTTACAAGATCTAACTTTATACTGTCGAAAACTTCATTTTTAAGTGTATTGAATTCATTTTCCGCGTCATAGAAAAACTTTCTAACCTTATTTAGTACGCTTTCCGCACTATAAAAATATTCCCGATGAATTTGAATTTCTGCTTGATGTTCCGGGAATTCATCGAGATCATCGATGGTTGTAATAGTTTTAGATGCTGCCTGTGAATAAACAGAAAGAAGAGCAGAGACATATTCATTCTCTTGTTCGGTTGGAAGTGTTGGTGCATATAAAGCAGGTGGTAATTTGATTACTTTGCCACCAATCCTCACCTGACTATCTGATATGAATTGTGCTTTTGAGATAGACCCTTTCTTATTTACTTCGGTTCTTTCACTAAGAAGTTGAATAAATAAATCCGTTAGCTCTTGAGGTAAATCAAAGCCGCCAAGGTGATAGCCTTTAGCAGCAAATGAATCTATTAATGCTTGTTCAGCTTCAGGAGATAGATCTGCATCATCAAATACGTCACGAAAATTATCTGATGTGATTTTGCTTTTGAGAAGTTTAGCATCATTTATTGGCATATCTATATCATTAAATTCATTTAATAGTTTTTCAGCATAATTTGGTGTTTTCATAGTTATTGCATTAATAGATTTAACATCTATTAGAGATTCATCAGTAAACCATGTGATGACATCTTGATAGATTTGTTTAGCGGTAAGCCTTCCAGTTTTAGGATCAGGGCTTATTTGACTAAAAAAAGCTTTTTGAATTAGATTAATAAACTCATAAATATGCATTTAGATACCCCCTATTATAATCGGACCGAATACGTTGGTCCGAAGACCACCGATATGTAAGAACCCCATTTAGTAAAATAAATATGTCAAAACGTGTAGGCGATGTTTGTGATGAATATCAATTGTATTGTTTGATAAATTATATCATTTTTTACTAAAATTTACAAATTCTCAGCATTTTGCTTATAAATCGAAATTTTGAGATAAGTGATTTTAGAAATGTGTTAAGTAAGTTACTACAGCAGAAGATATCGCTGCGTCCCACGTAGAACTTGCTTAACACACAATCATGCGGAAAAGCTGTGGGAGCAGGACTGCAAAAATGAAATGGAAGTATATTCAACTACCATTCTTTTTGTGACGTCCTAAAACACGATAATAAAAAGAAATTACTTCCATTTTAGAAACTAAAAACTAAATTGGAGGTTTTTTTATGAAGATAAAATACATTTTTGCAGATGGTACAGTTAGTGAAGTTGAAGTAGATGAAGAGTACGGGCGTCTACATTTAGAAGCTGATCGAAAGCTTGAAAATGATAATCGTAGATGGCGTTATCACGTTAAGGCATCCCTTGATGATTGTGATTATGAGGGTGAATGGTTTCAAGACATGAATCCTAATCCACATGAACAAATGTTGATTGATTCGGAATATGAGGAATCAAAAAAGGAAGTACAAGAATTTAAGAAGACTTTAACTGATATTCAATTAAAAAGATTAGAAATGCTCGAAGAAGGTATGACACAAAGAGAAATAGCTGATAGAGAAGGTGTCAACTTGAGTGCCGTTCAAAAGTCCATTGACCAGATTAGAAAAAAACATAAAACTTTTTTTGACAAATAGGGTGGTCAAAAGGTGGTCTAAATCTCCATACAGTGAGGGACAAAGAATATCCCCAGAAAGGAGAAACAAGATGAAACACAAAATGAATATCAATGTTTCAAAGGAAGAGGAATCTAAAGGTGTTATGACTTGTAAAAAGGTGAAGGTAAAAAAGAGTATGTTTGAAAAACTCTTTGGCAGTTCACAAAAGGTAACAATCATTATTCCAGGTGATTCAGTGAGCGATGTCACTATTAGTGAAATCAAAGAGAAGAGTGATGGTGGATGCGGTGATAGATAAATTACATTCAAGGACTCATTCACCAAGTAAATCATCTATATATTTCGCATGTCCAGCAAGTACAAAGTTTTTTGAGATGTTTCAAGATGAACCAGGGCCTGAAGCTATATATGGTACAGAAGCACACACATTAGGTGAAACACTTCTAAGACAATCCCTTCGTATATCTAATTTTGAAAACAATGAAATTAAATCAGCTGATGAAGTCATAAAAGATTTGACGCAATACGATGAGGAAATGCAAAGACTTGCTGAAGGATATGCTAACAAAGTGCTGAGTTTGATTGAATCAGAACGAAAAAGAATCAGTGAAGATCCAATTGTATTTATTGAAGAAACCTTAAACATGGAATGGTTAGTTAAAGATATGATTGGAACTCTAGATTTAGGAATCATTGCTGATGATGTCATGACAGTAGTTGATTTAAAAACTGGTCGGTCAAGGGTTGATTCATGGGTTATGAAAGAAGAAGGTAATAAAGAACCAAATTCACAAATTGGGTTGTACGCACTCGGACTTTACCACAACATAGGAAAACTATATCCAATTAAGAAGGTAAGACTAATCATTTTACAAGAAAGAATTAACCATATTTCCGAGTATGAGCTAACGCTAGAAGAATTGCTTGGTTGGGAAAAAGATGTAGTTGTTCCATCTATCAAAAAAACACTTGAACCAAATCCAATAGCAGTTCCAAATAAGGGATGTAAATGGTGTCCTGGAAAACATGTTTGTGTGGCAAGAAAGAACGTTAATCTTGAATTATTTGAGAAATCACCAAAAGAAGTTGAATTACTCTCTGATGATGACATTGAAGAGTTACTGCCTAAGATGGATGAGCTCATCAAGTTTGCTGAAGATATAAAGGCGTATGCGTTGAAAAGACTACTTGATGGCCATAAATACAAAAAGCATAAATTAGTTTATTCAAGAGTGACACGCTCATTTACTGACAACGATAGTGTCGCAAAGATACTCGAAGATAACGGTTACGAAGCATATAGCAAACCTAAGTTACTAGGAATTACAGAAATTCAAAAGCAGTTAGGTAAACCAAAGCTAAATGAACTACTTGGTGATTACATCACAATTGCTAAAAGTTCTATCTCAATTGCATCTTTAGATGATGAGAGAGAAGAAGTGAATATAGAAAAATATAAGGAGGATAAAGACATATGAGTTTCGCATTTGAAATTATTCAAGGGGAAGAAAAAATCCCTATTAAGCTAGGCATTTATGGTGCTGAAGGCATCGGTAAAACGAGCCTAGCAAATGAACTCCCTGATCCATTATTCATTGATACGGAAAATGGTAGTTCACGAATTAATTGTAGAAGAATCAAAACATCGAGTTGGGAAAATCTAACCGCCATTGTTAAATCCGTCATTGATAATCCAACTATTTGTAAAACTCTGGTTATCGATACGCTAGATAAAGCTGAAAGTTTCTGTATCGATTACTTATGCCAAAAATTTAGAAAAGCTAATATCGAAGACTGGGGTTATGGGCGTGGGTACACCATCTTACAAGATGAAGTTAATCGCTTATTTGAATTACTTAATAAGGTGATATCAGTTGGAATTCATGTAGTTGTAATTGCTCACGGCAAGCCACGGAAGTTTGAACTACCGGAGGAAGCTGGAGCTTTCGACAGATGGGAGCTTAAGTTAACAAGACAAGTAGGACCTCTATTTAAAGAGTGGTGTGATATTTTACTGTTCTGCAATTACAAGACATACGTGGTAACTACAGACAACAATACTAAAAAAGCACAAGGCGGCAAGCGTGTTATGTATACAACACATCATGCTTGTTGGGATGCAAAAAATCGATTCAATTTACCGGATGAATTAGAGCTTAGTTTTAAACCAATTGCACATTTATTTGCTAATGAGGTTGAAGTGAAAGGTAAGACTCAAGAAGTGAAAAATGAAGAAAAATCCACAAATCTTATCAAACTTCAAAGCATGATTGCTGAAACAGGCATTACTGAAAACTCACTTAAGGTCGTTGTCGCAACAAAAGGTCATTATTCTTTAGACGACGATATATCAACTTATTCAGATGAGTTTATTACCAGATGGATTATTCCTAACTGGTCAAAAATAATTCAAACAATTTCTAAAACTAACGGAGGAAAATAAAAATGTCAGAAATTAAGAACAGTAACCTAGAACTCGGGTGGGAAGACTCAATTCAAAATGATGGGCAAGAGTTTATCCTATTGCCTGAAGGTGATTATAATTACACGGTGATAGATTTTGAACGTGGAAGATTCAATGGTAGTGCAAAAATTCCAGAATGTAACAAAGCAATTATCACAGTTCAAGTAGAAACAAAAGAAGGTATTTCAACTATCAAGTTTGATTTAATCTTATATCGTTCTTTAGAGTGGAGACTTTCTGGATTCTTTAGAAGTATAGGACAGAAGAAACATGGTGAAAAACTCGTAATGGATTGGTCTAAAGTAGTCGGATCAAAAGGTAGAGCTCATTTTAAACAACGTTCATACGTAAATCAAAATGGTGAAGAGAAGTTTGTAAATGACGTTGACCGTTTCATTGATTATAATGAAGACTTCTTTGATGATCTTCCTTTCTAGGAGGGTCAACTATGGTACTAAGACCTTATCAAAATGCTGCAGTTGAAGCAATAAGAAATCAGTGGAAACTCGATTATAAAAAAACACTATTAGTTCTTCCTACAGGGACAGGTAAAACTGTAGTCTTTTCTAAAGTCGTAGAAGAAGAAATAAAAGATGGTAGTAATGCTTTAATACTTGCACATCGTGGTGAGCTACTTGACCAAGCGGCCGTTAAATTAATGGAAACCAGTGGACTAGATTCAGCTTTAGAGAAGGCTGAGTCTACAGCCATTGGCTCAAAGAAAAAAGTAACGATTGCGTCTGTTCAAACATTAGCTCAAGAGAAAAGACTTACAAACTTCCCTAAAGATTATTTTAAGACTATCGTAGTGGATGAAGCACACCACTCAATGAGTGATACGTATCAACGAATACTGAATTATTTTGATGGTGCAAACATACTAGGTGTAACTGCAACACCTGATCGCTCTGATCAGAAAAGTTTAGGTAAATATTTTGATTCAAAAGCCTATGAATACACATTACATCAAGCAATCAAAGATGGTTATCTTAGCCCAGTAAAAGCACAAATGATACCTCTTGAATTGGATATTCATAATGTCAGTGTTTCAAACGGTGACTATGCTGTAGGAGATTTAGGTACTGCTTTAGAGCCTTACTTAAATCAGATTGCATTAGAAATGTTGAAATACTGTAAAGGTCGAAAAACAGTCGTTTTCTTACCTCTTGTTAAGACATCTCAAAAGTTCTGTGAACTGCTAAATCTACATGGAATCAAGGCAGCTGAAGTAAATGGCTATAGCAAAGATAGAGATGAAATTCTAGCAGATTTTGAAGCTGGTGAGTACGACGTATTGTGTAACTCAATGTTATTAACAGAAGGCTGGGATTCTCCGGCAGTCGATTGCATAATCGTTTTAAGACCTACAAAGATTAGAAGTTTATATCAACAAATGGTAGGGCGCGGTATGCGTCTAGCACCAAACAAGAAAGAATTACTATTACTCGATTTTCTTTGGATGACAGAAAGACATGATTTATGTAAACCATCAGCTCTCCTTTCTAAGGATGCAGAAATTGCGAAACGAATTAATCAAAAGATGATGGATAAAGAAAGTGGCATAGATCTACTTGAAGCAGAAAAAGATGCTGAAAGCGATGTAATTAAAGAACGTGAAGAAGCACTTGCTAGAGAACTAGCTGCAATGAAGAAACGCAAATCCAAACTTGTTGATCCAATACAGTATGCATTCTCAATCGCTGCAGAAGATTTAGCAAACTATGAACCAACTTTTACATGGGAAATGGGACCTGCGACTGAAAGACAATTAAGCTACTTAGAAAAACAAGGTATACATATAGAAGCAGTATCATGCTTTGGTATGGCGAGTATGCTAATTGATAAATTGAAGAGTAGACAAGTTGAAGGATTAGCTACACCTAAACAAATAAGATTACTTGAACGATATGGATTTAATCATGTAGGTATGTGGCCTTTTGATTCAGCTAGCAAAATGGTGTCAAGACTAGCTGAGAACAGATGGCAATTACCTAAAGGCATAAACGTATCAAGTTATCAACCGTAGGAGGATTTACATGGACAATTTACTTGAAGCCTTGAATCAAATAGATGTATCAAACGTTTCTTATCAAGATTGGATTAATGTCGGTATGGCACTCAAGGCTGAGGGCTATGAATGTTATATATGGGATAACTGGAGTAAGAACGATAAACGCTACAAGGATGGGGAATGTGATAAAAAATGGAGGGGCTTTAATGGCTCCTCTAATCCCGTATCTGGTGGCACGATTATTAAACTTGCGAAAGATTATGGTTGGATACCGCCAACAAAAGTTAATGGCGGTTTAATCGAATGGGATGACATCATAGAATACGATGGTGAAGGTATGATCTATGATCCAACAACATCCATGAAACCAACAGAACAGCTGATTAAATATTTAGAAACGTTATATAAAGATGATGATTTAGTAGCCTATGTAACAAATGATGTACGGAAAAATGCTGATGATAAATGGATGCCTGGAAAGGGTCACTTTGACCGTACAGCTAAAGAACTTATTAAACTATTAAAAAAATATCCAGATGATATTGGTGCAGTCATTGGAGATTGGAAAGATGATTGTGGTGCATGGATACGATTTAATCCAGTTGATGGTCATGGCGTAAAGAACGATAACGTTACTCGATTTACCTATACACTAGTTGAATCAGATGATATTCCTATTCATGAGCAAGATGCAATTTATAGAAAACTAGAACTGCCTATTGCCTGTTTGGTTCATAGTGGTGGTAGAAGTTTGCATGCAATTGTAAGGGTTGATGCTAATAATGCAGAAGAGTATCGAAAGCGAGTTGACTATTTATATGATTTTCTTGATAAGAATGGACTGAAAGTCGACAAAGCAAATAGAAATCCATCAAGACTTTCACGTATTCCAGGTGTTACAAGAAATGGCGTTATTCAAACCTTAGTAGACACGAATATTGGTAGACGAACTTACGATGAATGGCTTGATTTTACCGAAGGTTTAATCGATGAAATGCCTTCACTTGAATCACTAGATGAAGAGTTAGCACATTTACCTAACTTAGCACCTGAACTCATTCAAGGTGTAGTTAGGGTTGGACACAAAATGCTTATTTCAGGTTCTTCAAAAGCAGGTAAAAGTTTCTTATTAATGCAGCTCGCTATAGCGTTATCTGAAGGTGGTAAATGGTTAGGATTTCAGTGTAAAAAATCAAAGGTTTTATATGTGAATTTAGAGATAGATAGAGCGAGTTGTTTACATCGCTTTGATAAGATTTATAAAGCTTTAAAGATATCACCTAAAAACAGTGGAAATATCAAGGTTTGGAACCTTAGAGGACGTGCAATGCCATTAGATAAATTAGTACCAAAACTAATAAGAAAAGTTGCTAATCAAGGCTTTGATGCAATCATCATAGATCCTATTTATAAAGTTATTACAGGTGATGAGAATAATGCGTCTGATATGGGTGCTTTCTCAAATCAATTTGACAAAATATGTAATGAAACAGGATGTGCTGCAATCTATTGTCATCATCACTCTAAAGGTTCTCAAGGTTTCAAAAAAGCGATGGATAGAGCTTCAGGATCAGGCGTTTTCGCCCGTGATCCAGATGCACAGCTAGATATGATTCAACTTGAAACAAGCGATGAATTCATGGCACAAAATGCAGATGATACTTCGTCAACTGCTTGGAGATTAGAAAGTAGTTTGCGTGAATTTAGAAACTTTAAACCAGTAAACTTTTGGTTTGAATATCCTATTCATAGAATTGATGATAAAGGTATCTTAGCTAAAAATTATGTAGAAGGTGACCCTAAAGGAAATCTTGAAAAGAGTGGGAAAAGAAATCAAACACCTGAGTCAAGAAAAGATGAATTTGATAAGGCTTTTGACATCAATATAGAAGACAATGGAGAATGTGAAATAAAAACTCTTGCTGAGTATTTAGATGTCACTGAACGGACAATAAGAGCAAGAGTAACCGAATTTAATGATTCATATGAATTTAAAAAAGGCATAGTTAAAAGGCTGCCTATAAAAAGGGAGAAGAAAGATGATAATTAATGGAAAACCATATACAAATGAAAATGGTCATATTGATGATGAATTAATGTCGGATTTGTCTGTTGAGACTCAGCAAAAAGTATATACATGGATTAAATACGGATTCATAAAAAGAAAAACAGTTAATGGAAATCATTCTTCATATGGACTAAAACACGTGCTTCAAGATGATACAGGAATCTATCTGACTAACAATCAATTTAAAGATGCAATGATGATTTGTGGGTTCAATCCAGTGAATCCAAATGACCTGAATTGGTATTACAAAATTAGTCAAAAATCACCGATTGTTAAACGAAAAATATACTAATATTGAATTTTGGAAAATAGGAAGTTTAACCCTTTCTTCAAAATGGAAGGAAAAATGGAAAATAGGGCTTATATATATGTTGTTGTTTCCAACACGCTGACGCATCGTTTGTAGGATAGGGCTTATAGCCTTGCCCTATCCCAAACAAATGCATCAACGTCAGCACTTGCCTATCTTCACTAAAAAATTAAAAAAAGGAGGTAACGATGAAAATATTTCTGTTATTTGACCCACCAACAATCACAGCTCAACAAAACAAAGTTACCCTAGTGAATAAGAAACCTGTGTTCTACAAACCTGAGAAACTTAAGCAAGCTAGAAGCACTATCATCAAACACCTTAAACCTTTTAAACCACTTAAACCAATTGAAGGTCCGATTAAACTTCAAGTCATATGGAGATTCCCTAGAGGTAAAAGACATAAACATTTGGAATGGAGAGCAACTAGACCAGACACTGATAATTTGGAAAAGATGCTCAAAGACTGTATAACTGAGGTAGGCTTTTGGATAGATGATGCACAAGTGGTCGTTGAGCATGTTGAAAAGCTATGGTCAGATGATCCAACAGGTATCTCAATTGAAATTGAAGTACTTAGTAAAATTAAGGAGGAAGCAGGATGAATGTAAAAGAATACTTAAGTCGATATCAAGAAACCAAAGATAAAATCGAAAAACTAGAACAAATAGTTGCTGAATACATACGTCTTGCTAACACCATACCTGGGATTAATTTTGACCAAGTACGCATTGATGGAACTAAAAGTTTACAAGCACCGTTTGAAAAGTGGATTCTAAGAGCACTTGATGACGAAATACTTATTGAATCATTAAAAAAGGATCTACCAAAAATCAAATGTGAAATTTTGGCGTCAATAGATGGTTTAGATGTTGAGGATGAAAGGAAACTATTAATCTTTCGCTACATAGATTGTCTCAGTTGGAAGGACATAGCTGAGAAATTGTTTGTATCATCTTCAACTTTAAAAAGATGGCACAGTGATGCATTAAGTAAAATAATTATATTGGACCATGATGGACCATCGTGAACCATTGTGAACATGTCAAGTGTGTGATATGATTAAAATGTACAAAGATGTAGGTTGAGAGCAACATCTTAAAATTATGGAATACTGGCTTTATGAACCAGCCTAGAAACTAATAGAAGAATTCAGAAATGAGTTCTTTTTTGTTTTTGCAGAGATACTTGTAGTATTCCAACTGGTAAGGAATTACAGTTATTTACTAACAGTTGGAGTGATTAAATGAAAGGGAAAATGCTAGACCTATATGAACGTTGGGAAAAATCTGGACATTTAGATAGCAAATTAAAATCAATAGCTGAGATGGTATCTAAGCGAGCAACACAAAGACAAGTTGCTGATTATTTAGGTATTTCTGAGAAAACGATGATTAAACTACGAAAAGAACATCAAAAGCTGAATGATGCATTTCAGTATGGTGATGAAGAGATGAAACATAAGCTGCTTGACGCTGTTTATCAAAGAGCTATTGGATTTGAATATGAAGAAACACAAACAGTAATTGAAGAAACAAAGACTGGGACTAAGAAACGAATCACTAAGTTTAAGAAACAGTCGCTACCAGACATTGCTGCAATTAAATATTTACTCATTACGAAGTTTGGTATTGAGTATAACGAGAAAAAGGCGGAAATTGATCTAATGGCAAAACGCCTAGAAAAAGATGAGGAGGAATGGGTAAATGAATATAGTGATGAAACAAGTGTCAGAACTCAAAGCGTACGAAAACAATCCAAGAAATAATGAAGCGGCAATTGATGCTGTTGCTAAAAGTATCGAGGAATTTGGATTTAAGGTTCCTATTGTGATTACGAGTGATAATGTGATTATTGCAGGGCACACAAGGCTAAAAGCGAGCCTAAAACTAGGATTGGCAACTGTTCCTTGTATTGTTGCTGATGACCTCACAGAAGGGCAAATTAAGGCCTTTCGTTTGGCAGATAACAAGACTGCAGAACTCGCTTCATGGGACTTCTCAAAATTAGAGGATGAGCTTGCAAATATTGAAATGGATATGAGCGTATTTGGATTTGAATCATTAGAGGCGGAAGTCCCTGATAATGCAACTGATGATGATTTTGATCCTTCAGACGAACTCAGTGAAACGCCATATGCTAAGTTAGGTGATATATTTCAACTTGGGACTCATAGAGTCATGTGTGGTGATTCAACGGATAAAGAAAGTGTTGATAAATTACTGGACGGACAAAAAGTAGACATGACGTTTACCGATCCGCCTTATAATGTGGATTATGAAGGTACAGCTGGGAAGATTAAGAATGATAAGATGGGAGACGAAAGTTTCTATCTTTTTCTTTTTAATGCGTTCAAGAACATCTTTGATAACACCAAACCTGGTGGTGCAATCTATGTATGTCACGCTGATACAGAAGGTTTGAATTTTAGAAATGCTTATAAGAATGCAGGCTTTAAGTTAGCGGAGTGTCTTATTTGGGTAAAGAATGCATTAGTACTAGGTAGACAAGATTATCACTGGCGACATGAACCAATTCTTTATGGATGGAAAGAAGGTGCTGCTCATTACTTTATTGATGACCGCACTCAAGATACGATATGGGAATACAACAAACCTAAACGAAATGAAGAACATCCAACGATGAAACCTTTAGAACTTTGTGGAAGAGCTATCTCTAACTCATCAAGAGTTGGCGAGGTTGTATTAGATTTATTTGGAGGTTCTGGATCGACTATGATCGCATCGGATCAGCTTCAAAGAAAATCATACCTAATGGAACTTGATGAAAGATTTGTTGATGTTATTGTAAAAAGATATCTAAAACATAAAGGTTCTATTGCAGAATGCTACTTAATACGAGATGGCAAAAAAATAGAACTCAGTTCAATTGATGAGTTCAACAATGTATTAACAGATATTGAAGAAGTCTCGAACTAATAGTCACTATAGTGAAAAATTGACTTGCTATAAGTCGTTTTTTATTGATATATAGTAGTAACCAAAGAAAAGTGGTTAGAAAAGAGGCATAGCAAATGAAAGTTTTATTTGAAAGAAAAGCATTCAAGGAACAAATCATACCGCAAGACGAATTTGTGATTGAAAAAGTAGTAGAGATTCCATTCAAACAGTTTAATAAGTTCTTAGATGACATGCTCGGAGATTACAAATTCATTGAAGAACATAAGGATTTGATGTATATCGATAACAATAACGTATGGCATTCAATTTTAGTTACAGCTAAAGAAGTAGACTTTGGAATCCTTGTCCAATCAGAAGGTTACAGTTATGCAAGATACTCAGCCTATATTAGAAAAGATGAAATAGGAGGTTCAAGCAATGGATAAGCAACAATCTCTTAATCATTGGATCAAAGAGTTTAATGAAGGCAAGTTTGATTCAAAGGACACAAAAGTTCAAATAGAAGCTGGATGGTTTGATTGGTTTTGTAAAGATACAAGCCTAACTAATAAAACGAAGAAGATGGGTAACATCATCAAACAAATTAAACCAGGTGGAAAAGTTGATTTAGAAACAAGCTATGTATGGTTCAAGAATAACTGTCCACTCAATGGTCCACTCTATGATGATTTTAGAATTGCAGACATAGAAACAAACAATACCTTAATCCTAGTTCAAATTGATTGTGTTTGGAACGATACAAAATATACTGTGTATGAACGATTAGACGGATTTGATAAACCAGTGCTTAAAACCAACTCATCAAGAGACCTAGTCAAATGGTTGAGCAAAGGATGGAATGAGTAATGTTTAAAGAATACAACGCACATCCAAAAGGTATCAAAACAACTGATTGTGTCGTGAGAGCCATCAGCACTGCAATGGATAAAGATTACGTCGAATGTAGGAGAGAACTCAATCAAAAGAAACGAGAATGGAAATTCACAAGTTATAAAGATACTGAGTTCTTATACAAGTATTTTGAAGGTAAGCCTAGACTTATATTTAAGGCAGTAAAAGGTGAACCACGAATTAAAGGTAGCAACTTCTGTGAACTACATCCAAAAGGAACCTACATATTAAAAATGGCTGGACATATTACAGCATGTATCGATGGAGTGATTTTGGATACTTGGGATTGTTCATATCGTTCAGTCTATACCGCATGGGAAATAAAAGAATAGTAATTGGGAGCGTTAAGCTCCTTTTTTACTCGTTAATGGAGGAAGTTGAAGCATGCAAGTAATAACAAGTGAATCAGTGTTTAGTGGACATCCTGATAAGGTGTGTGACCAAATCAGTGATGCAATACTAGATGCTATTTTAGAACAAGATAAAAATGCAAGAGTAGCAGTTGAAACAGCAATCAAGGATGATTTTGTATTAGTCTTTGGTGAAGTTACAACAACTGCGAAAGTTGATTATAAAGAAGTAGCAAAGAACAAACTCAAAGAAATAGGATACGACGAAACATTCAATGTCCTAGAGAAGATTAGTAGACAATCACCTGATATTGCACTTGGTGTTGATACAAGAGAAGATCATGAGCAAGGTGCAGGTGATCAAGGGATTATGTTTGGTTATGCGTGTAATGAAACAAAAGAGTTAATGCCACTACCGATTATGCTAGCTAATCAAATCTCGAAAGAAATGGATAAGGCTAGAAAAGAAAAGTATTCACACATCTTTGGTCCTGATGGTAAATGTCAGGTCTCGGTTGAATATGAAAAGGGCAAACCTAAAAAGGTAAAGACCATTGTTGTTTCAGCTCAAACAAAGTCATGGATTAATAGAGAACTATATGAAGATATCATTATCAATGAAGTATTAACTAAAGTCTTGGATGAAAAAGCCATTCATGAAGCTGAGATTTTAATCAATCCAACAGGTGAGTTTGTTATTGGTGGACCTTATGCAGACTCTGGTTTAACTGGCAGAAAGATTATCGTTGACACTTATGGCGGATACGCTAAACATGGCGGTGGAGCTTTTTCTGGTAAAGACGTGAGCAAGGTTGATCGCAGTGGGGCTTATTATGCTAGGTACGTAGCAAAAGCCGTTGTAAGGGCAAATTTAGCGGACAGGTGCGAAGTTCAGCTTGGGTATGTGATTGGTATTTCAAATCCAGTCAGTATTCATGTGAACACCTTTAACACTGGTATCATTAAAGATGAAAAAATCCAGGAGTTAATTGCTCAAGTATTTAATTTTAGACCTCATCACATCAGACAAGAACTTGAACTAGATAATGTTAGATATCAGGATTTAGCTAAGTATGGGCACTGTGGTAGAGAAGACTTAAATGTACGTTGGGAATCAGTAGAAGTAAAAGCAAATGAACTGAAAGAACTATATGGGAAAACCAAAAGAGCTTCACAGGTTCTATAAATCGAAGGCTTGGCTTGTTGCTCGCAATATCAAAACAAACGCCACACAGGGCAAGTGTGAGCGATGTGGTGCGATTGGTGAAGAGGTACATCATAAGATTAGATTAACTGTGGATAATGTGAATGACACCAACATAAGTTTAAATCAAGACAACCTAGAGTTGTTATGTAGAGATTGTCATAATGATGAGCATGGAAGGTTTAAGAAAAAAGAAGTAATATTTGATAAAGACGGAAACCTAACTAATCTTGAAAAATCACTATAAAGTAAATGTTATTTGGTATAATGATTGTAAAAGTAGGTGTTTTAATTGGACAAAAAATCGATTTATGAAAAGATAGATGCAATAAATAATAATCCGTCATTAACTCAGGATGAAAAATTGTCTTATATGAATGACGTTCTTCAGGATTGTACTACAACACGGACAAAGCGATATTGTATAGGTCGTATAAGACGTCACTTCAACGGAACACCTGAAAGATTCTTAAATGATCAACAGTTGCTCGAAATTTTTGATCAACCTAATGATTATGCTGAACTTAAAAAACGGGATGATCAAAGAAAATCCCCCCCACGAAAGCCAAAGATTTAACTCTAGGGTACCGCATGGGTGGGCTCTTAAAAAACACAAGCCAAAAATTTTGAAAATCTAGAAATTATAAGTCACTTTGTGGCTTTTTTTCTTGCTATTTATACTCTTTTGAGTGATATATATTACTACCTTAGGAGGTAATTAATATGGTAAAAATTGGAGATAGAATTAGAATCGTAAATATGAAGGGTGAAGAGCACTACAAAGATTTGGAAGGTGTTGTTGAGTACATTGATGGATTAGAACAACTTCATGGTACATGGGGTGGTTTAGCAGTAATTCCTAGTGAAGATGATTTTGAGATAATTCAAAATGCTTGTGTTGTTTGTGGAACGGCGATTGAAGGACAAGGAAACAATCTATCTCCACTCAAAGGTGACACTTGTTGTGATGAATGCAATATGAATGTGGTAATACCTTTAAGAGTATTTTTGAGTGGTAAGAATACAAAACAAGCTCTAATATTAGGCGAAGATAACAAAGTTCAGTTTATCAAACCAGAAGGTAGGTTTTTCACATTAGAGCAACTTCAACAAGCAGTTAGAGGATACATTGAAGTGCATCCACACAAAGTGCAAAATCATTTAATATTAGTGAATGAAGAAGGTTTGATGAATCAAATGAAACCTAATCGATTGGCAAGTTTAGCATTTGATATAAAGGTTGTTGGACCTGTGTTAATTTGCCCAGGTGAACTAATGGAATGAGGTAATTAAATGTCACGATTAAAAGAAGTAAATATTGAAGTTGAGCGACTAAGGTCGCTTTTTTCATCAGTTGATGAAACCAAAACACAGCTAGTTGATAGTTTAATTGAACAGGCCGCATTTATGAAGGTAGAACTTGGAATCCTTCAAGATCAAATAAGAAAGCATGGGGCTGTTCAAGTATCAACCAAAGGAACTCAAAGACAAACTGAAGCAGCCAAGTATTATACGAAACTAGTAAACTCATATGGAACAGTAATTAAAACACTTAATTCCATAATGGGTAAGAATATAATTGATGAAGATGATGCATTTGATAAGTTTATAGGCAGAATGTCAGAATGAACTATTTATTAAAGTATTATGAAGAAATTCAAAATGGTAGTATAAAAGTTGGAAAAGAGTTACTAACTGTCTTGGAAACACTTATAAAAGATATGGATAACCCAAGATATACATTTGATGAACGTCCTGGAAATATTCGAATAGAGTTTATAGAAACCTTCTGCAAACATACCAAGAGTCCTTTTAATGGTGAGCCATTCATTTTAGAATTATGGGAGAAGGCAGTACTTCAAACTGCTTACGGATTTAAAATGAGGGATACTAATTTAAGAAGGTTTAATGAAGTTTTATTATTGATTGCCAGAAAAAATGGTAAGACCACATTTATTGCGGGTATTGATTTAGCTGAGTTCTTTTTATCTAAGGGTGGCGTTGATATCGTATGTGCATCTAATACATCAGAACAAGCGAACATTCTATTTGAAGAAATCAACAACATGAGAGAAGGCTCAAAAGCTCTATCGAATGAAAAAAGAAGTAAGAAGAACATCTTTCACATCTACTCACCAAAAACTAAGAATAAGATAAAGAAGCTATCTGCACAATCCAGAAACAAGGATGGCTACAACATAGAGGTTGGTTGTATCGATGAAGTCCATGAAATGACTGATTCGAAAGTTTACGATGCCATCAAGCAAAGTCAATCAACTAAAGAAGAACCTTTAATTTTTATCATTACAACCGAAGGTAACACAGTCGGTGGTTTCTTAGATAACAAACTTGATTATGTTAGAAAGATGATCAAAGGGGAGATCAGTGATGATCGTGTGCTTCCCTGGTTATACACGCAAGATTCAATAAATGAAATATATGAAGATAAGAGCACATGGCAAAAAAGTAATCCAAGCATTGGAACTGTTAAGACATTTTCATATTTAGATGATTTAATGAATAAATCCAGACATGATTTAGCAACACGAGTAACAATGCTTTGTAAAGATTTCAACGTTAAACAACTAGAACAAGGATCATGGTTAACTTATAATGATCTAAATAATGAAGCAACCTATGATATCAATGAATTAAGAAACTGCTACTCCATAGGCGGTGTTGACTTATCATCAACTACAGACCTAACTGTTGCACTCTTACTTTTAGTCAAAGATGGAAAGAAGTATGTGATTCCTCAGTTCTTTATGCCAAGTGAAGTTATTAAACGCAGAAAAGAAGAGGATAATGTTCCATATGATATTTGGGTTCAAAGAGGTCTTATAACAGTAACAGAAGGTAATCAAAATGACTTCACACTTGTTACACAGTGGTTCTTAATGATGATTAGAACCTATGAGATTAGACCGTTATGGGTTGGTTATGATCCCTGGAATAGTCAGTATTGGACTAAAGAAATGGAAGACTTAGGGTTTGAAATGGAAAAGGTCAGACAAGGTATCTACTCATTATCTGAACCAATGAAACAACTCGAAGCCGATCTAAAAAACGGTAATGTTATCTATAACAATAATCCAATTATGAAATGGAACTTATCAAATACACAAGCTAAGATTGATATTAATGGGAATATTCAACCATCAAAACTTGGTAGTAAATATAAAAGAATTGACGGAGCAGTAGCACTCATTATTGCTTATGCAGTACTTAATAGATACAAGATAGAATTTGAGAACATGATTTAATGGAGGACTCTATGGCTATATTTAAACGTAAGAAAAAACAAGGCTCAGCTGAGTCCTTTAAATTTGTGAATGAAATTAATTTACCGCTTACAAACTTTGGAAATAACATCTCAAAATCTGATGTTGTAAAGATTGCTATTGATAGAATAGCAAGTCAGTGTGCAAAATTAAAACCACGATATATAAAAACAGCTAACGATAAGACAGTTACAGAGAAATCCGGCAAACTGTCTTTTGTTTTAAAGCATCAACCAAACGAGGTCATGACGCCATATCAATTTATCTATATGGTAATCACAACACTACTAATGAATGACAATGCATTTATCTATCCGATGTTTGATAGTTTAACTGGTGAAATCAAAGCTCTTTATCCACTTAAACCATCAATCGTTGAACCAATCATTGATTCTGGCGGTAGTTATTACTTGAAGTTTAGTTTTGATAGTCAAGAATCCTTCATAATCCCATACGAAAACATCATTCATATTAAACGGTTTTATCATACGAATCAGATCTTTGGTGGATCGAGTTCAAAAGGTGACCAGGAAGCACTCTTAAAAACCATTCAAATTAATGAGAATGTACTTCAAGGCATTGATAATGCACTTAAGAGTTCCATGCAGATTAAAGGACTCCTTAAAATGAGTGCTATGTTAAGTGAAACAGATAAAAAGAAACAACTTGATTCATTTAATGAAATACTTAAAGAGTCCATTAGGAATAAGGGTAGTTCAATTATTCCTGTCGATTTAAAAGGTGATTATGTACCTTTAACAACAGATCCAAAGCTAATCGACAAGGATACCTTAGAATTCTTACAATCAAAAATCCTAGATTACTTTGGTGTATCAGTTCCAATCTTTCATTCAAAATATACAGAAGATGAGTTCAACTCATTTTATGAACAAACCATCGAGCCTTTAGCCATTCAAATGTCTGAGGCTTTTTCTTTAGGCTTGCTTACTCAAAATGAAATCATGCGAGGTGAGGAGATTATCTTTTATAGTGAAAGACTTCAATACGCATCATGGAACACAAAGGTTACAGCGATTGAAAAACTGATGGGGTTAGGCATCATGTCACTTAATGAATCAAGAGGGTTGTTGGGACTTGAACCAGTAGAAAATGGAGATAGAAGATTACAATCACTCAATTATGTCGATGCTACTAAGGCAAACGAATATCAAGTAGGGAAGGATGATTTAAATGAAGGTAACAATTAATGGTAAGGTTTCAAAAGATGTACTAAATACAGTCTTAGAGGAACAGAAAGAAAAGATTAATACAATAGAAACCTTTTGTAAGACACACAAGATCAATGAATTTTCATACAAGGACAATGAACTTGAATACGTGTATGAAAAACAACAAGCGAAACCTAAGGAGGTTGAGAAACGATGAAGAAAGAAACCAGAATAGCAGAAGTCAGGCTAGAAGAAACTGATGACAAGATGATCTTAGAAGGTTATGCGATCGTTTATGATGAACCCACTTTGATTGGTGATGAATCGTATGGATTTATAGAAAGTATTAGCAGAAATGCAATCACTGATGCAGCAATCAAAGATGTGCCAATGAAGTATAACCATATGGACTCGTTTTTAATCATTGCCAGGACTAAAAATGGCTCACTTACTTTAACAAGTGATGATGTCGGATTAAAGGTAAGAGCGGAATTACTCGATACACAAAGTAATCAAGATATTTTTAAGATGGTCAAATCAGGCTTATTGGATAAGATGAGCTTTGCATTTGTAGTTAGTGAACAGGAATGGAACCGTGATGGGGATATTCCAAAAAGACATATCAGAAAGATTGAACGTTTATATGATGTTTCAATCGTTGACACACCCGCTTATGATAAGACTTCGATTTATGCTCGTTCTTTAGAAGCTATGGACTTAGAACTAAAGACTA